AATCGTTTGGCGGTACACCGGTTTGCAGCAAATGTGATGACGAAGCATGGTGTGCGCCCCGCGCATGCCATTAAGTTGTTACCTTTTGTTGTCAATACCGCGTTTGTGCCAACGAACGTTGACATCGCCAGTGCCAGGTGGGGGGCTAGTGCTGAGGCCAGATTCCGTAGGCAGGAGTTGGCTAAGGCTATAGGCCCGGGTGAGGTAGGTTGAGGAGGCTTGGTAGTTGTTACGGGTGTAAGTCACATGTCTAAACTTGTGCATCCCATGCTCAAAGTAACAATGAACCAGGCAGCCCAACGGGAGCGGTCATTATATGTCATCGGGGGCATAGCAAATAATGATCGTGTCTTGAAATTGAATAACCCCGATATCCGAACGTTAGAAGCAGCACTACTTGAGAGAATGTACTATTGTAAGGTGGATGGAGTCTTTGTGGCACCACCGCCTGTCAGTAGCGACCACATCGTCTCAACGTTGAAGCCGTTTGCCAAGCGCTTACTTAAGAATTGTGGCCGAGCCACCCGAGTTTCCCCTGAACAGTTCGTTCAGATGTACAAGGGTCGTAAGAAAACGATTTATGAGAGGGCCATGGTAGAATGGTACAACTCTGGGGTGGATAGATCCCACAGTGTTAGTAACGCGTTCGTGAAATGTGAAAAGGTGCCGCCGGAGAAGGCCCCTCGTTGTATCCAACCTCGGAACCCAGTTTATAACCTGGCCCTTGGAAGGTATATCAAGCCAATTGAGCATCGGTTGTATGGTGCTATTGGCAGAGTTTTTGGTGACAAGGTTACTGTGGTGAAGGGATTTAATGTGCAGCAGGTTGCTGGCATTTGCAAAGAGAAGTGGTTGAGCTTTGATGATCCTGTAGCTGTGGGCCTAGATGCCACAAAATTCGATATGCACGTAAGTGCTGCAATGTTGGGGTGGGAACACAGCATATATAAAGCAATTTTTGGAAACTCGCGGGCATTGGCTCGGTACTTGAGATGGCAGGTCGCCAACAAAGGTGCTGGGTATTGCTCTGACGGGAAATTAAAATATAAGGTATCCGGACGTAGATTCAGTGGAGATATGAATACTGCGTTGGGGAATTGCTTAATTATGTGTGCTCTGGTATGGACGTATGCACGTTCGAGGGGAGTCGATATAAAATTGATGAACAATGGTGATGACTGTGTAGTGATGATGGAACGCCGTGACTTGAAAAAGTTCATGGACGGCCTATCTGTGTGGTTCCTAGCAATGGGTTTCCGCATGACAGTCGAAGATCCAGTTTATGATATGACAGAGATTGAATTTTGCCAAATGCATCCGATTGAAACGGTCAATGGATGGACTATGGTGCGGAATATCAATAAAGCTCGTGAGAAGGACTCAATGTCAATCATTCCCTTAGATAGTGTTAAAATGGCCCGTAAATGGTTGTACGCAGTCGGTGAAGGTGGCTTAGCAATGTGTAGTGGTGTGCCCATTATGCAAGCGATGTACCAATGCTATATGCGTCACGGAGTAGAGAGTAAGCTAAACAAATCTGTAGCAATGCAGTGTGGTGCCCAATTCCTTCGTGATGGATTAGAGAGCAAATCATCCGATGTGTCAGATAAATCCCGGTTAGATGTGTTTGTTGCTTGGGGGTTCACGCCCGCTGAGCAAATAGCAATCGAAACCTGGTACAACCAGCTGAGCTTAGGCTTGGCGTCTCCACGGGTCATAGATAATCTTATAGAAGTTTATCCATGTCCAATATAAAATCACCGTTTGGGAATTATTGCGGGCCTTACTGGAGTGCTGGCAAGTTCCAGGAAAGTGTTGTATCGGAGGTCGAGGCTACTGGTGAGTTGGATGGGTTGTGCCGTGTGCATGACGCAGCCTACGCAACCGGTGCTGATCGGACGGAAGCCGACTGGGCATTTGCAGAATCCGCCATTCAATTGGGAGGGTTCGGGCTTTTGTTCGGAGCACTTGTTGGCGCCCAAGGCGCCATAAGGTCCACTGATAAGTACTTTAACACTCGTCAGTCCACAATGAAACCTAAAACAGCAGTGAAGCAAACTGCTAAACAACCGCCGCGCTTGCGCGGCTCCAACCCATCCCAGGCATCTGGGACCGTTATGACCACACCACCCACAGCATTTGGCAGCACTATTAGAGCTGTCAAGCCGAAAATGACACGAACCGTCGAATCTGCGAGGATTGAGGGACGTGACTTTATTGGCACCGTTGAGGGCCAGGGTGTGGCCACATTCGGTCTAGGAAAGAGTGCCTTGTTGTCTCCCGCGTATTTCGCTTCATCGTTCCTTGGAAACTTGGCGCGATCGTATGAGAAGTATCGCTGGAATAAGTTACGTATCCACTATGTCCCTAAGGTCGCCACCACGGCCCCTGGGCAAGTTATCCTATGTAGTCAGCGTAGTGTGTCCGAGCCCGGACTCCAGCCCGAAAGCGGAACTTTTCTGCAGCGGGCTATGAGCCAAGGCAATGCGGTTTTCAGCCCGCTATGGATACCGACGTACATCGACATTGATTGTTCTGGAGAGTACAAGTTGCTCGACTCTACGACCACTGTTGACATTGATGATTGCATTCACGAGGAGTTGCAAGTTTACACTCAAGTTGCGGTGAGTGGCCAAGTCGGCTACTTATTCGCAGAATATGATGTGTCATTTCGCGAGCCAATTTACCAGCCACATTCCACTAGCTTTCCCATCAGTACTGGGCCAGGTCTTCGGGCCACTTTTGGCAACCAGTCTGCTGTGGCAGCGGGGGGTGATGCGCTACGGTTGACTGAGACTACGACGTTATTAAACTTTGCATCAGTCCCCAATGGCACGATCTACCGGTGCGTCCTGGATGTTCAACCATCCACGGCTCCGACACCACTGACGTTAGCCAATGCCTTCAATGTGGCCTCATATGGCCATTTGACTGCTGGTTCAATTGCATCCACAACATCTACATTCTCCCTGATTGGTGGGACGACCCTGTATTTGGCTGTATTTGCTGGGTATTCCTTTGCGTATACCTCACTTGAAGCTGCTGTCAATGGAGATGGATCCGGACAACTTTTGTTTGCCGCTAATTCAACATCGCCTGGCACTTTCGTCTTTGACGTGGCCATGGTACGGGTAGGAGTTGCGTTATTGCCGGTTATTCAGTAGAGAGTAATCTGTTTTTCGCTATAAATGTTTGCATGTAGTAATAGATAGCACTTTGCAAGTGCATGTATCGCAAACTTAAAAATAAAAGAGAGGCCATGTAGGGCGATATCGACGGTATTTGGAACTGGACACTCCATTGCCCTATACCTGCAGACCCACAAAAATTATAAACAACTATGACTGAATTGAACTACATCAATTCTTTATGTATATTGCATATCGCACGACACTATTCCTGAGTGTTGCCGTAGAGTAGGGACCTGATCGGAGATCAATAACCAGTTGGTGGATTTGTGAGTCCATCGATGCCGCACAGGCAGTGCAAATACAGCGTGATAATACCAATTTATTGGGGGCCAAGTTTACTTGGGGGCGATCGCTGATT